TTCTTTCTCAGGATGTCTTACTATCCAACTACAGTAATTACGCTCAGGCCATAACAATGTAGGAACATCTACAGGAGTAACTGGTGGCATAATATGGAATTGTAGCATTGGTATGTTTAATCTAGCACTCTTACCATCAAATAATCCAACAGCTTGTTCATAGTTGTATTGACGTAGTTCTTCACAATCACTATAAGCAATTAATTTTTTACCTACATCTCGAAAGTGTTCAGGAATAACACTGCTACCATAATCTACCCACGCTGAATGTATGAATTTGTTCCAAACAGGATCGTTTGAATAATGCTTGTGTTCGGGATCAAATAAACTAAAACGATCGTTGTCAGTTGTACCGTGCAGTACTAGACAGTCTTCTGGATTTGGTTCGTGTCGTAGCCACCAAAGAAAAGTCCACATAGCACTTTGTAAGCTACCACCTGGTATGCCAAAGTTTTCAACAGGAACAGCATAGTGCTGACCTAATTGACCTAAGAAACAGTTAGTTTCTCTGTAGTCTACATTTTGAGTCCAACAAGAGTGTGCTTCTTTATCTTGTTTAGCTAGGGTAGGATCTAATAGTTCGTCACCGTAAATCCAGCTGTCACCGAATCCAACGATTTTTTTGATTTTGTTCAAATAGTGCCTATCTTATTTTAATTTCTGATATGCTACCACTTGTTTCTTCTATGCGTAACCTAAGATACGGATGGTAACCTGATACAGTTATATATCCGGTTGAGCTAGATGCCGACAAAGAAATCCCCGACCCTATGTTATACCATAAATTATCATCTGCTGTTGCACCTTCAACTTGAATGTCTCCAGTAAATGCACTAGGTTTGTATTGTAGTGATTGAACATCATTGGTACCATTCCATTCGCTTGAGTAATGAGTAGTAATACCTGCGCCATCATTGAAACTTGGAATTGTAACTGTTGTACTTTGGGTGTGTGTCGGCATAATTGAATTAACAATATCAACAACACCTCTACCTCCAAGGTTGTCATCAACAAATACTGCATCATTTAATGCACTAGTTGAAAGACTGCGTTCAATTGTATAGTGTGCCGTTTGTATATCTATTGAATCTAAATCCTGCTCAGTTACTGTAACCGATGCAGTACCTTTAGTAGCGTCAATGGCATCCATAGTTTTAGCAAGAATTAGATCACTGCCTTCACCATTGATTAACCTAAATGTAAAGGTTGCTGTGGAATTATTAACAGGTTTTTGGTCCTGATTAACAAATGTAAACACTAAGACGTTGTCTGTGCCTTTGTGTAATTTTAGTTTTTTTGCATACACGGGATTGTACCTCACTGATGTTAGAGCCTGAGTGGTGTCTCGTAATACCACTTGGTGTTTTTGCTTATATAAATAGACTTGAGTTGTAAACATATAGAGTATTTATCAGTCAATGAGTAATGAATTCTTTAAAGAGTTATCAGACAAGTATCCATTTGTTACAGTAGTCAGTTATGCTGGTGCCGAGTACGTTGGTATTATGCAAAATCGCGACACTACTGTTACTACTCTGTACGACTTTGGCCGCATTGTAGATCTAGAATTAAAACAACGGTTCTTAGAACTTGCTAATGTTTGGTGGTGGGAATCAAATCGTTCAATACCAATTAACATATTCCTACGTGAAGAATGGTCAATATTTAAACCTTACTTACACACATTTATTAATAAAGATTTAGTAATACTATTGGGCCCAAGTATTAGTTTAAGTGATTTAGCAAAGAAACGTACTAAGAAAAAATCAATTACACTTGTTCGTCGAGTTGAGTAAGAAATAGATCAATCTGATCGCTAGTGTCTGTTCCGTAATTGCTCCACAACTTCCAAAAGTGTTCAATGTTATAATCTAAAATTGGCTGACAGTCTCGTATAAATTGATCAAGATCTAAACTTAATAATCTTTTTATTTCCGCTACTATCCAAGTACCGCTGTCCATCCATCTATTCATGCCTGCAAAGTCTTCTCTAATAATACCATCAAATGTTTTAAAGCCTAATTCTTTTAATCGGTTGTAATGGTTTGCACTAGCTAGTGCTAAGAACGGGTGACCTGCTATAATAGGCTTCCAGGTTTTTTCAGATATTAAACTATATCTATGCAACACTGCACTTTCAGCAAACACTGAAAAATATGTGTCAGTGTACTGATTAACTATTGCCGGGCCTGCCGCCCAGGTATCCCAATCAATTAAATCTTTACCAGTCTGTGGATCATACTCTTGAGGTAATTTATTTGCTAAAGGGGCACTAGCATCATCCATATTTACATTTGACCACAATGCAGTATCAAGTAATCCTTGACCGTGCAAGTCTCTAATCAATCTAGATCTATGCTGTCTTTGTCTATTATTAAGAAATAAAAATGTATAAGAACGATCGTACTGACGTATCATAAGATGTTTGATGTCTTGATTAGCGTTACCAGTTAGCCACATCATATATTCAATGTTTAATGAATTCATTTGATCTGGCATTTCTCCAGAGCATATAATACTAAACTTTTTATCTAATGCTAGCTTTAACAAACCGTCATTATCAAGGTGTCTAATAAGCGTGCTAGAGCCTTCTATGCAATTTTCTAACACAACATGTTCGCTAGTATTCTTAATATAATCTATGTGTGCGGAACTATCTTTACAGTAGGTAGCTACTGGTATTATTTTTATTGCGTCTTTGGGGAGGTTGGGTAGTTCTGCTGTTGAGTAATGATCAGCTCGAGAATAAAAGTCTTTGAGTTTACTGCTCTCGTGTATGTAAATTTTCATCTAGTAATTTCATATGTAATGTTACCAACACTGCGTAACTCACTGCATGCGACTTCTTAAAGAAGTATTGTTCGTCTGTTTTTGTCCATATGTCTTTACATATATCTGCCCATGTCTTTCCTACTAGATGTCGCTTGCCTGGGCGTATAAGTGCTAGGACCATGGCCATGCGTGGTATTGTATCTAGTGCTAAATCACCTACTAGATCATAATGATTACCAATGTGTATTACTTGCTCAAAGAATGTTTTATCTTTTAATCTATGCCAAGGTGTTTCCTTTGCTAACAGCTCGTTATAGTGTGCCTGATCTTTAATCAACTTGTAAACATTAACATTAAGGAAGTCAATCTTAAAGTAACCTCGTTCTTCAGCTGAATGGTAATCAATTGATGCTGTGTCTGTCAATGGGTTATAAGGAATGTCCGTAACATACACTCCTGAGTTATGTTTACGCATGCCCTGATCATTATTCTGCATTGCAGAAGTGTGCTTAATTAATTTAAGTATATCATCGCGATCAGCGAAGTCAATATCAACGTCTGTATTAAATTTTACCATCCTGCTTGTTTTAACATTTCCTTAACATATTCAGTATCACCTGGATAATCTTTTAATAATTTTGACCAACGGTCAGGATTAATAAATTCATAAACAATAGCTAACTGTTCTTGATTTAGGTTCTCTAATAGGTCATGTCCTGTTGGGCAATTAAATATAATCCATCCTGTTACTCTGCCAGTAACTATATAATGACAAAGTTTGTTCGTATTTCCATATCTTAAAAAGTCTTCACTTGGTGAGTTAACTTCTTCTGCCCAATCCATTGATGTTTCTAATGCTCTGGTTAATGCGTCTGTGGCATTTTCTCTAAAGATATATTCCTTTAAGAATTCGTCATACATCTTGTCACTGCCCCAATAGTCTATACGTTTATTGTTTTTCAGCAACCATTCAGTAAATCTAACTGAATTAACAACACGAGAATTTACACAATAATTAGCAAACTTAATAAATGCTTTATAGTATGCTGATGTTGCAAAGGCATCAAACGTTTTTGTCTTTGCTGATCCTTGAGTAGTTTCATAAAACTTTAAGTAACTTTGAAATGCTGTTCGACTTGCCGGGTCATTCTTATGCTGAAAGCGTTTCCTTTGCTCGCAGACATGCACTGCTAGCGTAGTTTCTTTACGAAACTCACGATCACAATACTTACATTTAAAAGTCTGCTTTAATTCGCTTGTCATCCCATCCTAACTCTTTAACGTATTGTTTAATTTCTTTAACTGTGTTCATTTCTAAAAACATATCCATCTCGTCTGACTTCATGTTTGGAAACAATTCTGCTACTACTTTTCTTATTTTGTTAGTTGACTTACCTTCTTTCTTTTTGGCCGCAAGCCAATAGTGAAACTGTTTGCCCATGTTAGGACTAACTGCTGTACACATCAACCATTGTAGTTTTGTGTGCTTGTTTAAGTCAAAGAAGTACTTGTTTACAAACTTGTTAGTTGCCATTAAGTAATATGCTTGTAAGTCTTCAGCTCCGCCAACACTTGCACCATAACGTAACATCAGGTATGTTGAGAACTGTTTCTTTTCTTCTTCAGTAAACTTGTTATAGTAGTCTCTGTCCTTACGATCAAAGGCCGCCATTTCATTACCAATGTATAAAGGTGAACTATTATTTGCCATTAGAATGATAAAGTGTAATTAACAATCTCACAGTTACGGCTTATGTCCTTAACAAAATAACAACATTTAGGAGTAGGCCCGTCCTCTAAAGGTATTGCTAGTAACTGCCCATTTTTTAATTTTGGTGAGTACCACGAAACATCTTGATAGACATCTACAATTTCTATGTCTAAGAAACTTGGTCTAAAGTCTGTTAAACTATTAAACTGAAATGCCCTAAACCCTCGATCATTAATTGACGTTAGTGGTAATACTTCTAGATCACCCACATCTGGTTCACCAATTAATATTTGCCAATCTACAGGCATCTTAATAGTATGCTCACCTATCTTTAATACCAATGCTGGGCTATTAAAACTCTCTAAGAAGATTAACGGTATCCAATGATAATCTGGATTACTTGGATCACTGTTATCTAATATGCTAAAACGCATATCATCTATTTCGTCAGGCAGTGTGTCTAGATCGTACTTTGTGTTTTCTAATGTAAGTATTTGCATAGTACCCTTATTATAAGTTGCTGTGGCGTGTTTGTCAAGAACTATTTCCATTCTATTTTTTCAACTTCAAACGGATAGTTCGCTTCTCTATAGAACTTCTTACGTTGTGTTAAATGTCGTTTGGCAAACTTACATGTTGATGTTATATCCCATATCTGCACAAAGTCTTTGTCTTCTGCTTTTCTAATTCCCCTACCTATACTTTGTATGACTCTAACAAAGCTCTTGCCAGGTTCAACAAGAACAAGATTGAAAATACGAGGGATATTAATGCCCACAGCGGCAACGCCATAAGTGGCAATAA